CTCCGTTTTTTCGGTACAAAAAGTTTTAATTTTTGTACCGTTAAAAAGGAATATTTGTACCGTAATTAAAACTTTTTGTACCGTTAAAACGGAGTATTTGTACCGCTGAAACGGAGTTTTTGTACCTTAATAGGCTTTCAAAGCATTTATTAGCAATCGTTTCAGGCCCTCTAAAAGAAAAAAAGAAAAGATTTTAAATTCAAATAGGTTTTAAGTTATCCACAACGGAATTTTTGTACCGTTATTATCAGAACACTTGTAATTCAAAGCATAGAGCGTTTTTAAAAAAAAGAGTTCACAGAAAGAAGCGAAACATGTTTAAGTTTTAAATTCAAATTAATGTCTGTTTTGGAAATAAGAGAAAACAAGGATGATGCATGTTGTGAATAACATCAGGAATGTAACAAACGAAAGAAAAAAAGAAGCCATTATTAACGACTCATAGGCGCACACTGTAAACAAACAGTGACATGGATATTGTTTTGAATAGTAGAAGCTGTACATCCTGAAATCAGGATGCACAGCATGAATAGGGTTAAAAGTTTCATGCTAAAAATAATTTCTTTTCAGCAGAACGGCGATTAACCAAACCAGGAATCCGTTTACCGTTGTCAAAAACCCAACGATCAAACTGATTTGCAGCTCCAGTAAAATTGCCTTGGTTGAGTAAAACCAGCATTGTGCTTTTAACGAAAGCTGTCTCACCTACGTTGTAAACAAAAGAAGCCAGTGCATCGAATTGATTTTGCGACACCTTCACTTTCACACACTTATCAAGACATGCATCAACCCACTTACAATCGTTTTTGAGCCATTCTTCTGCTTGAGCGCGTGTGCAGGTATCACCCATTCTGACAGCCTTGCCATTTGGATATTTGATTGTTCCGAACCCGATAGTCGGTACACTGCCTGTATCCAGATATGCCGTATTCCTGAAACCTTCAAATCCACGAATAAGTTCATATCCTTTTTCGGAAATATCCCATTGCCCTGTAACGCCAGATTCAAGTTTGTAACCAATGAGTTTGGCAAAAGTTTCTAAACCCGCTTTTTCAATGATCTCATCACCAGCGGTTACTTGTTCTTGCGTTAACTTTCCTCCTGACATCGCCCGAAGCCAAGAATAAGTTTGTGCAATCTGGGCCATTTGCACTGATGCAAGCGTGGATACCATGCTACTCATTAATCTTTAAACTCCTTCAGGTCGTTTTTAATATCAGTTGCAACTTCGAAAATGTCGGAACCCTCCTTCTTTTCGATATAGTTGAAAATCCAACGGACAATAGCCCACCCCGGCAAGCCACATGTGAAGAAGAAACCGCCAAGAGCGATCATTCCCCATACGTCTGTTGCCCAAGCGTGAAGGTTAAATTTGATGATGATGAAAGAGCCGCCAGCCAAGCTTGAAATTACTGTGGTAATCAAGCCAACTCCCCACTCTCTCGGAGATCTCGGCATCCGCATCATGAGCACTACAGCCGCAACTGCCATCACACAGATTGCGACTACGATAGTCATGCCAAATGCCTTCCAAGCAGCGAATCCACCGATAGTAGTTGATACTGGTTCGGTCATGATTTTCTCGCCTTAGATTAGTTGAGAAAATATAACATTTTTACTATATTTTATAAATAAGCACTTACTAATAATTTATGAGTGTGTAAAAATTATCGTTGTTTAATTTTTAGGATGTTTACTATGGCATTAAAGCAGATCACGAAAGATGAAGCTAACCTTTTGAACGTTCTTTTAGGGCAAGTCAACTTGCTCGAAGGCCAAAATGGAAAGCCGGTTGAAAACTTGACCTTGATTTACGATCGGAAGACTCCTGGTCTAGCTTTGGTCGGACTGGTCTATGCAGATGAAACCACTACTACTGAAGAAAATGGCGGTACTGCGTAACCATTCGACTTCATTAAAAAGGCTTTCTTGAGAAGCCTTTTTTATTACTTAAATACAAAGTAAATCATAACAGAGCAGACTAGAATAACGGCACTTTAGCAAAGGTCCTTACTGGTACAAACTTCTGGTTTGTCAGCTAATTTCTTTACCATTCCATAAAATTTTCGGCATTTCGGGTCGGTTCAATTTAACTTCTTGCTTTACACATTTCATGATTACTTTGTCATAACCCTTTAGCTTTTCCATATGCGCTTCATTACTTGCCATTTCGACAGCTATTTCGGCCCTTTCAGCGGAACAGGCACTTTCTGTTTTAAATTCCCCAGCAATTACGCTATTAACTTCAGCCCCATTCAAAATCAAAGTAAGTATTAATAAATACATAACGACTCCTTAAGTTGGCATATAACCTACATAAATAGTTGTTACCCAAGATCTGGTATCTGTATCACCGATAGCAGGTTCACTTAATCTCAGTTGCAAATAGAGAGTTGTATCTTTAAAACAAGCTAGTAAGAAATTTTGTGTAGGAGGAAGTGGGTACAAATCACCCCCTTCGCCGTTGAACCAGAAGAAATTTATACCATCAACCCATATCCACATCTTGCCCGGAACACCGTTAGGTATAACGTTTGCTTTCCATTCATCAATTCCAACCATTTCTTCAAATGTTCCAATTTTAAGAATTCTTGGAGAATTCATGAAGGTCTGCAAATCCCATACAATTTCATTGTTAGCATTTCGTACTTCTAAATATGCGGATGAAGATGAGCTTATAGCTAAGGCTTCTGTATACTGACGGCAGTATATAGTCTGCCGTCCCTGATGAATGCCTTGATATAAACCTGGTTGGTATTGAGAATCTCTACCTGTGAATGTTTGCGGGTTAAAAATTACAGCATCGTCAGCATGCCACCAGTTTATTTGATCATCCCTTGCTAGTTTATATGGCGCTACGAACAGCGTTTCGTATTTTCCAGTAACAGGGTTACGAGCACCTGTTGCCCAATTAGAACTGGTCATATCTTGTGCAGTCCATACGATTTCACCAGCTTTTACTAAGACTTTGCTTTCACTGTTGAGAACAACTTCACCAGTATCGTCTTTAATTTCAATACCTATGGGCATAACTGCGTAGCTCCTAGTGATGAAATATTTTAAATGTGTTTGTTTCTGGAGGTAGGCCCCAATCATGCTTTGCATAAATTACAGGTGCTCCACCAGTAGTTTTTCCAAAGGTGATTTCTACATTAAAGATTATGTATCTACCATTGGTGTAGATGGCGTCAGTTGGAACAGCCCACCTAGGTCCATCATTAATTCCTGCAATGTTTTGCTTGCTGTAAGAACTTTGTTGAATCGTTACAGTAGTGACAAAAGTAATTACATGATCCGTTGTCGAATCATAAGCGATTGAGTTATCTGGATACCTTATTTCAAGTCTAGCGTTTGCCATTTACCAAATCCCTAATCTAATACGTGCCACGTTGTTATCGTCATAAACGGTAGTCAAACTACCTGTAATAACCATTCGCGCTCCATTAGGCTTCGTTGGATCCTTAAGTGTGGTTAAAGTTCCAAGATTTGCGCTAATTGCACTTAAACTTGAGGCATTGATTTTTTCCGCGTTGATATAGCCGATTGACGCATTGTCCAAATACAGTCCGGCAGGTACGACTGTTCCATTTGGCAACGTTGTGGCTGTCGGTTGATAAACAAATGCGTATTTAGGCGCTACAGAACCCGCTGCGGCATTAGATGGTGGAGCGATGGCGAACTTGTTAGCCTGAATAATGAAATCAACGGTTTTGCTATCGTTCTCAATCCCAACACCGCCAATTAAATTGCCGGATTGCAACTTCAAAGTTGCTCTTGATTTCAATCCATCAATTGATTGTTGCTGCGATTGAATTGACGCCGTATGTCCACCCACAGTTGTTTGCAGATTGGTAATACTTGTCGCCTGAGTTGAGACTTTTCCATCAATCGTTGATACCTTGGCATCAAGTGAAGATAGCGCTGAGGCCTCAGCTTTATTCGATAAGCCATCACTCAATGCTTTAATGTCCTGAGACCATGCGAACCACGAGTTGTAATCAGCACTTCTTCGTTCAGCAGTAAAAGCCGAAGAAGAACCTCGTGCAATTTGAATGATTGGGCCACCAGATGGGTCAATCCAATAAACGTATGTTTCAAGGGAGACATATGTACCCATGCCAGTCAAACCTAGCACAGAGGCTTGCTTGAACTCGCGAACGATACGCAATGGATAGTTTGACCAATACCACGATGGAGGCTGATTAGTAGATCGAGTATCGGATACTGCAACATCCTTTAATAAGCCATTCACAGATGCATTCAGCGAAGTAATACTTGAGCCTTGAGAGGTAATTGCACCTTCGGTTGTAGTTACGCGGTTGGCGAGGTTTGTTAGAGCCGAACTATCTGCTTTTGTTGCTAACGTGCCGTTAATATTGGTGATGCTATTGTTTAGCGAGGTAATACTACTGCTATGTGAAGCAATATCCTTACCTTGTTGAGTCACTGTGTTCGACAATGACGAAATGGCAGAAGCATTTGCATCCAGTTGAGTGGTTAAAGTTCGGGAGTCACCTAAACCTACAGGTACACCATTCACAAAACTAAGCGGGTATTCAATCCACTGATTAGGAACAGTCGAATCAAACATACCGAGAATACCATTGCCTGCATCTAGGTCTTTGCGTCCTACAAAAATAGGAAGAGCATTCCAGTTCCAAGATCTGAAATATGTGTCGCCAGCACCAGAAGCAAGTAAAAGCGCACGTAAATCAGTATTTGGGTTTGAATTTCCAACTGAGCCAATGTTATCTGTACCCACGATTGCAAAGTAAGTTCCCGATGCAAGCGCCTTGATAGCGGCATAGATGGCGTTACATGCAGATACGATGTCGCCATAGGTGTCATATTGCGTACAGCTTTCAACATCCCCATTTTTAAACACAATGAGATTTAAACCGCGCCCAAATCCATATAATCGCGTATTGTTTCCAGTGTAGACGCCAGCCGCCTTTGGCATGCCAACGGCAGAGCCGTTACGGAAAGTCACCAGCGAATATGACTTCGTGTTACCGATTTGATTAGTGAGCGAGGTAATGCTGCTGCTATTTGATGTAATAGTATTGCCTTGCTGACTTACTGTATTAGTAAGATTTGCGATAGCAGCGGCATTTGCATTGCTATCAGGGATATAATCATATGGGCTTGGAATCCAAGCATCAGTCGTGAGTACATCGCCTTTTACAAGCACCGCCCAATAAACCGTACCAACGCTACCCTTGTCGGCTGTCGGACGGTTGAGCATGTAGAAGTGGATAATTGGGCCAGAGGCAACTGCGCTGTTTTTAACAAAGGTAACTTTGCTGACAACCTTACCATTCGTATTTACTACGGCTTGCAGATGTTGTGAGCCACCACCTGCGTATACAGCAAGTGATGAGTTTGTATCGCCAGTCCCTCGTTTATGTTCAGCACACCAAATTAAAGTATATGTAGCCCCAACTTCCCAATCTTCACCGAGTTTGTATGTATGGTGTGGGTATGAGACACCATCATAAGTGCCAACTACATTGGATTTGATGAGAAGGTTTGTGCCCGCCTTTCCACTAACCGCTAGGGAATTAGTCAATGAGGTAATTGAATTACCTTGGCTTGTGATATTCCCCTCCGCAGTGGTTACTCGATTAGAGAGCGAATTTAAGGCTGTCGCATCTGCCTTCTGGGCGAGGGTGGCATTGATGTTTGTAACGCTATTGTTGAGCGTAACGATATTATTTGATGCCGAAGTTAAACGACCGTCGATGTTTGTAACTTTTGAAGTTAAATCAGTTACGGCGGACGAGGTTGCTTGCAAGTCGGTTGCTAACTTCTTATTACCTGTAATGTTACGTACTTGAATGTTCGTAACATGCCATTGCTGCCCCGCTGCTTCTGACGCAGCAATACTTACTTGAAGCCAAGGTCGAATATCAACCATGCCATTTGGCACAGTGAAATAACCTTCCACCATACCCCAAGCATTTTTGTCCGTAGACTTAATGGCAACGCTATACCAAGTGTAAGTGCCTGCGCTGTTCCGAGTATTGAAACCAAGCACGGCAGAAGCGGTTGCTGATGTATTTGGCGTCGCAAACCAAGCCGAAACATAGAACATGTCGCCAACATTACATTTGACGAAAGGACCGTAATAACTATCACGGTTATTCAGTCTTAATGCTTTTGCAGAAGGCGGGTTAGGCGCTGCGTCAGTCGCATCAACAATTACGCCAGATGTCCAATCGCTTTTCGGGTCTACGAAATCAGGATTAAGAACAAGATTCGATAAATCATTGTTAGTAATCTTGTTGGTTAAGGTGGTAATAGAATTACTGTGAGAAGTAATTGTATCGCCCTGTTGAGACACAGTATTTGTCAGATTACTAATTGCAGAAGCAGTGGCATTAAGCGTTGTTGAAATGTCTAATAAAGACGGCTCAATGATTGCAGAAATGCCATTAGATGCGAGGTCTGCCTCAGCCATGAAACTAGCTGACCAACCATCGGCCCAACTATCTGGTGGAGTTGTGTAGCCAATTTCAGCGTCGATATTGAATTTTGGATATTGCCAGTAAGCGCCTGGTGCCTGAGAAGTTAAAATAACGACTACTGTGCCATTTCGGACACCCATGCGAACTCGAATTGGCATGGTGCCCGAATTTACCACTCCATGTTGAAGCAGAGAGGTGCCCGAATATGCATAGCCCCCAATGTTCAGATTAATTTCATTCTTAGCGGCCAAGTAGTTATAGCCAGTAAGTGAAAGTCGGAACATTTTATTTGTGAAGGTAATTGGCGTTTGGATTACGATATTGCCAGTTAGATTTGCGCCGTTTTGCTGCCATACAAGAACGCCTCTAAATAACTTAGCTGCGCCAGTACCGCCCTGAATCTTAGGCAATGCAGCGTTCGCTGTATTGGTTGTAACCGTTAAGCTGTTACTTAAATTAGTAATCGCATTACTTTGATTGGTTAAACCATTTTCAGCAGCCGTCATTCTCGTTGAAAGACCGCTTAGAGCCGAGTTTGCCGCTGAGATATTCCCTTCTGCTGCACTCATACGAGAGTTAAGCGAAGTGATTGAATTTGTTGCTGTCGTTAAGCGTCCATCAACTTCTGATACTTTGGTATCAAGAGCGCTAATCGCTGATGCATTTGCATCATTGCCAACAATTGCCTCTGCATCTTCCAGAATTAGGTAATCAAGCTCAACAATGCCCGTTTGCGCCGAATAGTTTGCAATAAACATCGGCGTGATGAAGCCTGCTTGTTGTGAAACAGTACGTGGGCTTGTTTTTGAGCCTGAACCCGATGCTGCTCCTGCTGATCGACCTTTGATATACGCAACGATTTCTTGCCATTCATCGATCGCAGGTGCGTGCGCATTAACAACATAGTTAGAAGACCCCATATCGCCCGATAATGCGTTGGCTGTTGTTACGTATAGTGCCTTGTCTGGGGTTTTCTGAGAGACACCGAGGTAAATTGTGCCTGTTCCGGCACGACGGCGATACCGCGCACGAAGTCGATATGTCTTAGTTGCATCAAAAGGAATGAAGTTATTCGGATGCATCCAAACAATATCATTGCCAGCATTATTTCCAAGTTGAATAACACGACCCGCTTGGCCATCCGCTTGTGCAACAATTGAGTATTCGCCTGACGTATTAAAGAATGTCCAATCGCCCTGTGCATTACCCGCATTCATTGAAATGCTTGAAGTAGCGTTGCTTAAAGTTGAACTTAAAGCTGTAATGGCATTGGTATTTGACGTTACTTTGCCATCGACATTCGTAACTTTCGTGTCGAGGTTTTGAAGCGCAGAAGCATCAGCCTTTTTGTTTAAATTGCCTTCTGTGGTCGTCATGCGACTTTCGAGGCTAGTGACGCGTCCCGCAGTCGCGGCGTTTTGGCTAGTGGCTGTGTTGAATAAATCAGTCGCCTTGGCTTGCGTTGAAAGAATCATTCCGGTTGGGTCGCTACCTGCAATCCAAGCCGAAGGGGTTGTGTTGTTGCCAACTTGCCGTTCAAGCATCATTCTTTCGATATTGATAACTTGTCCCGCAGGTTTGCCTGTAGGGTTTCCGATTAACAGCATACATGCAGCGGCACCACCAGCGGGCACCGTGAACACCCCGCTATAGCGGGTTAATGTTGCGGTAATATTAAAGCGCAGGCGTGTACTATCTACATTGTAGAGTTGCCACTCAATAGCATGCGGTGGTGTCCCGCCAACAGTTTTGGCAACAAAACTAAAAATGTATGTACCTTCTGTTAGCCACTGTCGCGGAACTTGGCCGCCACCAATGTTGAAGTAAGTGCCGCTAGTGGTGTTGGCAGGCATCGTGAATTGGAACGCACGCACATTCACCGTATCTGGTGATTGAATAACTTCAAATGGAAGACCTGAAATCCAATTTGGCTTTTCGATTGGGTTGGAAATTTCAGGGCCGAGCAAGTTCACGCCTTGATTTGGAATTCCCTCAAAGCTGCTTTGCAACGCTGTTAATGCAGAAGAGTTAGATGTAACTTTGCCGTCGATTAGTGTTACTTTTGAATCAAGCGACTGTAATGCGCTCGCATCCGCTTTACTCGAAAGTGCGCCGTTGATGCTTGAAATGCTGTTATTTAGTTGAGTAATAGAATTACTATGGGAAGTAATGGTATTACCCTGCTGGCTGACAGTGTTTGACAGGGTGTTAATCGCATTCGCATTGGCTGCAATAGCATCGCTATAAGCTTTTGGAATGGTGTCGTTTACAGCCGTTACATCAAATACTTCGTATGAAGCAAGAATCACAAAGACTGGATTATCAACCGTTGGTACTGGCGGGTTAGTACCGGCAATTACGCGGAAATGACCTTGAATAGTAGAGCCACTTAAATCAGCCCCACCTTGTACGACAGAGTAGTACGTTTCAAATTTGCCAGTTCCTAGATCATTACCCAAGATTCGGATGTATCCACCCGTACCCGTAGCATTACCGATGGCTTGTAATTTTGTACCCACTGGCATCTTAATAATTTGTTTAATTAAGAAGGTTTTATTTGCAGTGAGTACAAGCGTAGGTGCAGTTGGATACCAACCACCACCCAACGCTTGAGTTGCTTTGATCAACATTTCATGGGTTGAGCCAGTTGGGTTGTCTGTTGACTTAGTTTGCTTAACCCATGAAGTTCCCGCAGGGAAACTGTATGCAGATAAACCACCAGCAGAGGTCGTTTTGAAAGTTGGATCGTCGCGTAGAGGCTTGCCAAGAGATAACAGTCGCGCCAGAACGTTTACGTCGTTCAAGTTACTGTTTGTTAGATCAAGGCTATTGCTAAGCGAAGTAATCTGCCCGCTTTGACTTGAAATCTTGCCCTCGGCTGTTTCCACTCGGCTAGTTAAGTTATTGACCGCGCTTGAATCGGCTTTGTTTGCCAGTGTTCCATTGATTGAGGTGACGCTATTTTGTAGCGATGCAATTGAATCACTTTGATTGGTGATCTTGCCCTCAGCGGTTGCCATGCGTGTCGAAAGTCCACCAACCGCAGTATTTGTGCTGTTGATATTTCCTTCGGCTGTAGACATGCGCGAATTTAGTGACGTAATCGAATCTGTAGCAGTGGTTAGCCGACCATCGATATTGTCAACTTTTGTTTGGGTCGTTTGAATTGCAGAAGCATTGGCGTCAATTGCAGCCTTTGTATCACGAGGGCTTGGACTCCAAGCGGTAGCCTTTGTGCCCGCTTCAATTTGTAATTTACGAATCGTCGGGATACGGCCAGTTCCATACGTTCCATAGAACTCAATTGTCGAAACAGTTGTACTTGCCGTATGCGCTTTTGGACTAACTGTTACTGAATATTTGGCAAATTGATTTACGATAATTGCATTAACGGAAGTAACGAATTGGTGAGCAGAACCATTTGACGAATAAACTTGAACCGGTCCAGCCACAGGAACGCTCATTTCAAACGAAATCGTGATTGGCTTCTCAAGGTTTTCGTCATAGAACGCTTTTAATTCGGCGCTACGTTCATACAGTAAATATTCGCGATTCGTTGCGGCAGTTGAAGTGCGAGGAGCTTCGGAGTTCGCAACAACGTTTACACCACCAATCGTCAATTGACTGTTGAACTTGTCGATTGCGCCAGAGGCGGCAGAATCAGCCTCAGTTTTTGTGTAGTAGTTGTTTAATGCAGATGCGTCTGCTTTGGTTGAAAGTCCTTTCTCAATGCTCGAAACACTACCTTGAAGAGATGTAACAGCGTTGGCATTACTTGTTACTCGGCCATCAATTTCTGAGACTTTTGAATCCAAAGAATTGAGAGCGCTTGAGTCAGCTTTGGTTGAAACGGCTTTGTTGGTAGATGCTAGATCGTTTTGAAGAGAGACAATTGACGACCCTTGTGATGAAATTTGCCCCTCAGCATTAGAAACGCGAGTTGTTAATGCATTTAAAGCTGTAGCATCCGCTTTGTTTGAAAGGGTTCCATTAATCGTATTAATGCTGTTGTTTAGTTGCGTGATCAAATTGCCTTGAGATGTAATTTTCCCCTCGTTGTTCGAAACGCGTGTAATTAGGTTGTTGATTGCTACAGCGTTTGTATCTAAGGCATTCTTAATCGCATTTAGATCAGCAGGACCCGCCGTCCACGTAGAAGCAGGCTTTTCGGAACCGACAGACTCTTCAAGCATCAACATATCGATGAGGTATTCGCCGGCAGAAGGCCCTGAAGGGTTACCTACGACATAGACGGTAGCGCCGATTGCATTTGCAGGTGAGTTGACTGGTCTAAATGAGTATCGTTGGCCGTTAGCGTTCGGAGCAATGTAAGAATCTGTTTGACCTTGTGGAAAAATGATTCCGGCATTTGTTGTGATGTTTCCAGTGCTAGGGTCACGAATAAACCACAGGATGTTGAAACGGAATGACGGAACGGCTGTTGATAAAGCCTTCAACCAAACGCTAAATGTATAAGCGCGCCCCGCTTCAACTTGCATCGCCATTTGTGATGGTGCTAGAGCGGCTTGAGCGGTGCCGAAATACACATAATGAGCCGCCGCCGTGAATGACACTTTGTAAGCCTTGCCGTTTCGACGTAACGCAGAGTCCACCAAAGCTACGGTACGACTCGCCCCACCAAGAGCTGGAAGTTCTTGCGGATCCGAGAAGGGAGCTACAATGTTATTAATGCCTTTTCCGCTGCTTAATTCTGATTTAAGAGCAGTAACGGAGTTTGCAACAGCATTAGCCTTGTCTACCGCTGAACTTGCGGTTTGTTGAGCTGTTGCCGCTGCATTAATCGCATCTGCTGTTTTGCCTTCGTTTGTGGTTAAACGAGAGTCAAGCGAAGAAATTTTTGATGTATTTGCGCTTGTATTTGTCGCGTTGGTATTAATTTGCGTTTGCAGACTAGACAAAGTGCCATTTGTGCTCGACTTATAGGTCTCAATATTGCTTAACAGCGCCGCATCTTCTGTCTTACGCTGAGATGTTTCAATTGTCAGGCCATCATTCAGTTTAGAAATTGCCACTGTGCGTGCATCAGTTTCATCAGCAATTTTCTTATTCAACTGATTTGTTGAGGTTGTTAAATCAGAAGCAACTTTTGATGCGGCTGCGGCTGCATCGTTTGCCGTAGTTTGAGCTTTTGATGCAGTAGAACTTGCCGTAGCTGCCGTTGTCGCTGCATTATCTGCGGCTGTTTTTGCTTGATTTGCAGCCGTTACCGCTTGGTCTGCTGCATTTTTGGCGTTAGCCGCTGTTGCACTTGCTTCACTAGCGATTTGTTGAGCCGATGACGCTTGTGTCTGGGCAGAGCTTGCTGCTTTTTGAGCTTCGGAAGCTGCTGTTTTGGCATCTGTCGCTGCTGTTTGTGCGTTTGTTGCTGCCGTTTGAGCGTTGTCAGCAACAATCTTTGCGGCTTCAGATACGGTTACTGAATTTTCAATCTTGCCCTGTAATTCAGTTGCAAGGTCGCTTTCTCCAATTTGACCAGAGATTAGATCAAGTACCTGATCTGGGTCATTTCCAGTCGTGCCTTTAACGAAGTTCGACCAATCACTTTCATTGCCAGACTTATCAACGGTTTTCGTTCTGTACCATTGATCAAGACCGCCCTGTAATCCCTGAATAGTCAAGGTGTTTGTAGGATATGAAACATTACCGAGCAATCTAGGGTTTGAACCATCAGCCCGATCACTCACTTCAATGACAACATGTGATAGGTCAGAGTTACCTGCCGGATAAACCCAATCGAGCTTCATGCCGAACAATAACGGCGTGGTTGTCAAAGAAAGGACATTAGTTGGCTTGCCAACTTTTCCTTTTACGTCGGTGCTTGTTGAATACTTCGGATAAGAACGTGCGCCAAAAAGGTTGTACGCAACAACGCGAGCTGTATAGGCTCCCGCGTATACATCCTCAACCTCAATACTTAATGAAGTGGTCTGTGGAAGCTTGACCCAGTTGCCATCATTGCGTTTCCATTCGACTTCATAACGCGCTGCATTTTTCGCTTCTTTCCAGCTAATAACGAGGCGAGTTTTTGCGACATTTTGAGTGGTAATAATTTCACTCTTAATCTCGACACTTGCAGGAGGTTCCTGATTGCGAGAGTTCAAGATTGAAGTCGGCGGAACATCAAGCATCAAATCATTTTCAATAGATTGATACTTGTTAGGATTGTGAGGAACGGCAGTAATGTTATAAGTGCCCTTTTCTTCACCTTGAGCAACGTTTACAACGCGAGCGATTACTGGTTGTAATTCTGCCGCTTTGATAATCCATAAAGCGTATTTGACAGGCATAACCGTCAAGGCTTCAGCCCATTCCACCACTGTTACTTCTTTGGTGTGTCCAGAAACGGTTACTGTCTTTTTGGTATGAGAAGCAATTACGCGCTCTGCTAATGACCCATCTTCTAAACGGATCACAAGCGTCAAATCAGTAAATTCCCCAAAATCAACCAGATCATCAAGAACTGCCTGTTTGGCTGTGCAATCTAGTAAACGTCCACCAAAACGTTTACCCGCGCGGTCACGGTCTTGAACGTAAATCAAATCACCCGGCAATAGGAGAGCTGCATCAATGCCGACATTGAATGTGATTGTTTCTGACTGTTGGTGCTCGCTGTATAGCAACCAACGGCCATAACGAGCAGCTTGACCGCGTGACGTACACCCGAATGCCATGACTTCTGTTTTGCGAATGCCATAGCGTTCAATGAGTTCAGGGTCTTCAACTACTTCTGGAACTTGTTTGTAGTCGTCATTCGGATCATTCCATGTAACTACCGCGACTGAATGACGGTCTTTATTCGAAGTTCCCTGATAAGAGAAATCGCCAACAATATTGGTATTGTTGAACAGCATTTGCGGAGTGCCTGGCGCATCGATGGTAAAGCCCACCATATGGCCTGCCCAATACGCCATGCCGTTAAATGCCGAGCAAATATCGACAATGAGGTCATACGCTTCAACACGAGTATTGATAACGCAGTTAATTGTGTATCGCGGTTCTTTGTTGCCAAAACCGTCGTCTACAAGCTGATCGCAATACTGACCAATTACATACAAACGGCTTTCGTCGATCATTTCAGGCGTAATGTATTCGCCTAGACCGTAACGTTTGCTAAGTAACAGGTCATACAGAATCCATGCAGGGTTACTTGATGACTCAAGCTTGAAAGTACCATCCCAAGGCCCTGTGTATGACCCGTCTTTATTGCGGTTTGACGGAACCTTGATTAATAGACCATCTACCAGATACTCACGTTTAGGAATTGAACTAAACGTTTCTGAACTGAATCGGGTAGCGACCAATGCAACGTTTGGATATGAAAACTTGGTTAATTCAACTTCCGAGTAACTCTCGAAGAATGTTGTGTTTTGAAGGTACGATGAATTTGAATCTGGGGTTGTTCTTGTGATCTGGAATGACCAAGCGGTAATTGGTGTACCGTCAGCTTTCTTTTTTGGAAGGTCGAAAGAGAAAGAACGCTGATAACGTGATGTTGTTTTACCAGTGATTTTTTTAGTTGCAAGGATTTCATAAGGGCCGTTGTTTACCGACAACTTGATTTGGAACTCTACGGAAGTGCCATAGGTATCGCCGGAGCTGCGATCGGTAGACAAAAGAGAGTTCACGGCCAAAATGATGCGAACGCGATCTGCATTCGGGTTTGAAACCGTAAATGCGCTAGGGATGCCGGATTTAAGCTGTACGTTTTTGTAAAAAGGAGTCTCTACCCCTTCGCCAAATCCTTCGATGTAGTCTTGTCGCTGTAAACCGACCCGTTCCGCCCAAGACACATTCGCGAAGTTCAGTTCACCGTTTGTATGACGTAAGCGTGTTCCATCAAAAAAGATTGATTTTTCTTTTTCGGTAAGACTGTCGCCGTCAACGTTATCGACCAGACCACCGATTTGACCTTCGCCAATTAGATCAATGATATTTACATACGCGCTAGATTGAAGGTTATCTGGATCTTCTCTCGGCACGGAAGGGCTTTTGCTGCCTCCAGAAGCCCCTGCAATTGGTAAAGGAAAACCAAATTTCTTAATTTTAGCGTTCATACATCATTCCCAAATTAACTTGCTTATTCGCCTTCAAACAACAACTGGTCAATCGACATAGCGACTGAAATAGGCGTTCCCTGAACTAGACATCTGCCGTAAATGAGCTGAATTGGTCCGCCCTGAACTTCGGTCTGTTCAGTGCCATTGAAGTAATGGGACGTTCTTCGTTGGGACTCGCCATTTTTCTTAGGTTTAGGCGCAAGTAATTGAGAGATACCGCCTGCGAGCATCCCGAATGCTGTTGGTAATAAAGCTGGATACCAAATACTGGCAACTAGAAGGACAACACCGACCACTGTTTGCAAGACACCATTACCACCTGCACCGACAACCACAGGTACAAAACGAATGGTTTTGAGTTCACCGTGAACCAAGCCAAAATCCTCATCAGATAATTGACGCTTGGTTCCATCTTGGAATTCGCATAAAACGCGGTAATGAGCGAATTTGGCTGCTTTTTCACGCAACCAGTTGACCAATGAACCAGAGGTATTTGCGTTGATAAGTCTTAAAGCGTGACTTGGACCTCGCGCGGCAACGCTCCACTTTTTGCCAAATTTCTTTCCAAGTTCTCCATGCAAATAAACATCGACTAACATTTACTTTTGTGCCTCATTTGCTTAACAGTGTGCTTAAGCCAGTAGGAGCCGTAGACATAGGCGTCGTAGCGAGATAAACGACCCTCGCAGTGATGAAGGATTTTTTCTGTACCGACATAAATGGCTGCGTGGTTCGGGTTGCCACTTCCGTCGGTTTGAATGAAGAGAATGTCGCCGTACTGAAGGGGCTGATTTGTCACATCGACAAGCCCTACTTCTTCGTACTTATTGATGAAGTAATTGGTTTCTTCATTGGTCCAGAACTTCTCTACACGCGGGTAGTCACGAAGTTCGATACCAAACTCACGTAGGTAAAAGTCGCGGCAAAGCGTCCAGCAATCGAAAGAGCCATATACATATGGACGACCTTCGTATGGGGCTTCATATCCGGTTGGTGAAAACTCTACGAGATCGTTAAAGTGGAATTCGTCCCCTTTCTTCTCGACCATTAGCATGTACCAAGGCAAGCCTGTCACTTCACAGCCGGCCAAATCAGATTCGGTTGGCTTCGGATTGCCATTGGTATGCGTATGCCATACACCAACAATTTCACCTTCCTGTTCTGCGCGAAGATACTCATCGGGATTAATAAGAAACTGAGTTTTCGGGAACGGCGAATCGTTACGACATTTTATAGTAAGCGCTAACTTATATTTATTGACAACAATAAAGCCACAAGCTTCATTTGGATAACAATCCATCGCATGTTGTTTAATTTCATTAAGTAGGCGTGTGTCGATCATACGCGCTGCACCCCTGGGAATGCGCCGTATGGAAGAACGGCATTTTCACCAAATCGGCAAGTACAAGAGCTAACCCGTTTCCCGCAGGCATCAAGATTCGGGTCATCTGTCGGCTTGTCATCCTTTGTGAAATAACCGCCTGTCCAACCGCAGTCTGGCGAACGGTACTGCCAGCGACATGCATTCTTGGTCACCTGACCGAAAGGTAGTTGAACGCCTTGGAAATCAAAGGCTGATGCCAATTCCCATTCAATTGAAACGCGGCTTTCATTAACCTTTCGATCAATAAACCAAATTTGATCTGGCAAATGTTGCGTTGGGTCGGCTTCGGGATTTCCATTAGGAAAGTTCACTTCGTCAAGGAAGCGGCCAAATGTACGTTTACGGATAACCTTGCATCCAATAAGGTTGTCCAGCTCCGCCGCAAGTGACGAAAATAAGCCACTTACGTTTGCCAGAATTAGCTTAGGCGTAGGCAAAGTGCCCTGACTGCTTACATCAAAGTCACTTGCTTCAATAGGCAAAGGGTCATAGCGTTCTCCCTGCCAGTAGATCGGTTGGTGAAACGCATTTACGCCAGAACAAAAACGAATAACATCGCCCCCAAATTTAGTTGTATCAATAACAAACAGTTCAACTTCTGCTGTTGGTGACAACGATTGAATTTCAGCTACAGCGATTTTCTCGCCCATTATTCATAAACCTCTTCAAGCACTGCGGTAATCTGAAAAACACCAAATTTGATTTGATTCATCTTCCATTCGCGGCAGACGAACTTGCCCTTTTTGCCTTGTGGGTCAATCCAATCAAACGCGGTTGTGCCATTGGCTTTGTTAAGAAACTCGTCAATTTCATTTGCCGTTTGCAGGTTGTTGGTAAAGGTGCAGTTCCATACCCGCAAACTTGGGTTAATAGAATTTGGAATACGGGCTTCGTAGCCATCATTAAACTTGACCGTAGAGACGGAAGGTTTTTTCGACTTTTCAGCGCCCAAATCGGGCTTCCAAATAAATTCCATAAGACTCAGAATGAAATTAAGCGCCCACCTAATTATAAGTAAGCGCTTACTAATATTAAAGGGGTAATTATATTATTTCTTATATAATCTTCCTCCCGGTCTGCTTTGTTTGTCCAAGGTGCTCATGACAATGGCTTCGACCTGCTTCGCCATTTGTTTATATTCTTGAGCATCACCGCCAGATGCGCTTGTAGAAGAGCTTCCATCGTTGTTTACGGTGATTTGGATTTGAACGTGATTTTGCATGTCGTTTGAAGCGTCACCCGCTCCCAACATGGAAACACCGAGTCTGCCCGATGAATCGCGAGTAAGCGGCATGATTGCTTCTGGCCCTGCTTCTCCCATCAGACCGTTTGCAAAACTTCCACCCTTGGCAAACATAAACGGTGTAGGTTCATTCACGATAGAGTTGGTAAAAATTCCACCCTTGGCGAACTGTGATGTACCACTCCAACCTACAGCGCTGTTGAAGCCACCGCCGACTTGATATGAAGCACCGCTACTAATGTCTCCAATACCTGCTCCTGCACCGCTGTAAGCTCCATAAGCGGCCATTCCGACTTGGAACAATGTACCTAACCAGTTACCGCCCGATGAGCCGCTGGAAGCTGTGCTTGATGCTAACAGGCTTGTTGCCCATTGGAACAAAGCATTAATTGCCTTGCTGATAGCATCTGACGCAAAAGTCCAAAGACCCTGTGATGCGCTGCTGACATTTTCCCATAATGAACTTAATCCTTGAGTCAGTGGATTTAAGGTAGCGCGTAGTTTGTCAAATAGCGGTATAGTGTCAGTAATTTCAGTATTGACCGCAGCACTTGTAGATTCGCCTGTATTTGGGTCAACAGCCGGAGCATAAGGACCTAAACCGCGCCATCTATTTAGCAAGTCTGATGCCCAGCCCATTCCGCCAGCAGCTTTACCGCTCAATAAGGATTTACCAAGATCAAAAATGGATTGGTTACCCATTACGTTGGTAATTAGCTTACTTGCTGAATCTTTTACAAAGACTTTTGCATAATCGGCAAAAATATCAGATCCAATTTGACGCCAGTCGAAGTCCTTGAAACTCATCCGTCCTGTAATGAGGTCGGCAACTGAGTCGATAGCACTTTCTGTCCACTTCTGGTTAATGCTTTCAATACCGACTTTCAGATCACGGTATTGGCGTAGCATCTGCTGTGTTGCGGATTCAGAGGCGCGAACACGCTTTTCATTTTCAAGCATTAAGCGCTTGGTGAATTCCTCTTCAGCCAGCTCTTTGGCTTTGATGAGTTCTGCATATTCCTTCTTGGCAGCCTCATCGTTTTCCATCATGGTTTTGGTAATCTGAATCCGCTTTTCTAGCGCCTTACGCTGCTCATTGATCTCCTTGGCAACTTCATCATACGCATAGTCGGCAGAAGATTGACGTCGATCAACTTCACTATCCATTAGGTCAATGGAGAGTTGTTTATTGATGTTTTTAGACTCATAAGCTTTGGATAAAGTGTCCTTGGCCACCTGATGGTTAAGCGCAAAGTCCTTGAAGTCGTTATAACCGCCTGCTTGAAGTGCCATTGGATTACGCACTTCATAACGGGCGAACTGACGTTCTAAAGCCATTAAGGCATCAGATTTCTTGGTGTCATTCTCGACAAATTGATCAAGGACGTTCTTAAAGTCCTCATCTGTTGAAGCCGATCTTTCAGCGGCAAACTGAATTGATGCCTTGTAGTCATCGGCCATCAACTTCTTCATTTGGGCGTTAAGGAACTCATTGACATGTTGACCTTTGTACATGCCGTCCCAGTCAATTTGATCCTTAGTCCAACCTGTATCAGGATTGTATGTACCCTTCGTGAATGGACGTGAGCGTGGGTCATTATTGTCATCCCATTTTCCGCTCATCCAACGCTCGATAAAGTCGTTCTTCGCTCTCTTGAGGTAGTCAACAGGCTGACCGAGAATTTCACTAATATCAGTCTCGCGGTCTTGAGCGCCCAACAAGGCTTTCTCAACA